TTCTACTTTAAAACAAATGGCATATGCTCGACAACTTTTTGGAGGACAAGGAACTTCTAAAAAGCAGATAGCACTTAATTCCGGATACTCCTCTGCGGTATCTAATTCTATAAAATCACATATTGAGAATAAACCCGGCTTCAATAATGCAATGGCAGCACTGGCACGAGATTCAAATAATTTAGCATTGGAAGCAATGCATGAATTCAAGGCTAGAGGGTTCGAAGAATTTTCTAACAAAGACCTAATCGGTGCACTTAACGCTATCGGTAACGCATGGGCGAAATTCAATGCTCCCGCACCAAAGGAAAAGGACTCAGAAGCACTCGGGGCGAACAAGCTCCGTAATGTGGTTCTACAAAATATCGAAAATCAAACATTCATTCAGGGTGATGCAGAAGCTCCGCAAGATGTGGAGAAGAAAAAGAACAAGGTGAGAGATGCAGAGGTTGAACCTAACTTAGATTTCTAATGGCAAACGATTTTAAAGACCACAACAATAATATAGTCGAGCAACTGACTGAAAACCCCGAGCTTGTTAAGGACAAAGCTTGGAGACTTCGTAATTTGTATTGGATTATTACAAAAGACGGAAAGAAGGAAGTTTTTAATATGAACCGTGCTCAGAAGCACTTCTTTGAAACATATTTGAATATACCAAAGCCCTACTATCGTCACGTTATTTTGAAATCTCGACAGCTTGGTTTCACTACATTTATTGACCTCTTCATCCTAGATTCCATTCTATTCCAGACCAACAAGGAGGGTATTATTATTGCTCACAAGGTTGAAGATGCAACAACTATTTTTGATAAGAAAATTGAGTTCGCTGTGCGTAACATGGCAGAAGATGTGAAAGGTGCATTCTTTAAAATCAACCAGAAGTCAGCGAGGAAGATTCAGGTGCTAGTCGATTATGGACCGGAGAAAGGTTCCACTTCATCCATTGCTGTTTCAGTATCAGGTCGTTCAGGAACTTATCACGTTGTACACATTTCGGAGTTCGCTAAGATGTGTGCTCAATATCCGAAGAGAGCGGAGGAGGTAGAGAGAGGAACATTCCCCGCAGTTCCTTTCGATGGGTTTATATTTATTGAGTCTACAGCTGAAGGTATGGCAGGAAGGTTCTATGAAATTTTTAACGAGAACTGGCTGACGCGAGATAAGGTTACTCCGCAACTATCACAGGTTCAATTCAAACCTCACTTCTATAACTGGCAGTACGATGATATGGAAATGAAGAAGATTGCAGAGCCTGTACCTGTAGAGGATATGGATGTGTGTGAAATTGATTGGGCTTCATATCAGATTGAACACGAACTTTCAGATATAGAAATCACATACTACTATATGAAATGGTTACAGTTCGGAGGGCGTAACTCACCGGAGGCGATTAAATCTCTGATGCAGGAATACCCTACAACTCAGGAGGAAGCCTTCTTATCTACAGGTCAAACTTATTTCTCTACAGCGAAAGTAGCGAAGCTTATGGAGAAAGCTGTAAAAGGTGAGAAGGGTGAAACATCTTTTGATGGAGAAGGAGAAGTTACATTCAGTCCTGTGTCCGGAGGGAACTTGGAAATAATAAACAAACCAGAAAAAGGAACTCGATACATTATTGGAGGAGATACAGCTGAAGGTCTAGCTCATGGAGATGCACAGGTTCTATATGTAATAAACTGTAAGACAGAAGACTGTGACGCAATATACCAGTCTCAGGTTCCACCTGACGAACTGGCTGAAGAAGCGTATAAGCTAGGAAAATTTTATAACTGGGCCCTGCTTGGAATTGAGGTAAACAAGGATGGATTGTGGGTGAATGATGCACTTGAGAAAAAGGGGTATTTGAACCTATACTATCGTAAATCTTTTGATGATATAACTAAAAAAATTACGAAGTTCTTCGGATGGAAGACAACATCAGCAACACGACGTTTCACACTTGCTGCACTGCTGGCTGTATTTTTCAGAAAAGAAAGTGGATTCCCTAAACAGATTCTGAATGAAATGCTTACATTCGTTAGAAACGAGAAAGGAAAACCTGAAGCCATGGCTAAAAAACACGATGATGTAATCATGGCGGCTTCAATTGGCTACGCTATATTGCAGGAACATGGGCAACAGGACTTCCATGAAGAGGAAAATGAATCTTTTTCACACATGAAAGCGATTTTCGGAGAGGAGAATGGACAAATCAACCATTAAAGCGGACAAAAAAGTGATATTAAGATTTAAAAAGGATAAAAAAGTTGCAATTAAAATAAAAACGTTCATAATTAAATCTATTAAAGCTCATAAAAATAATTAAAATGCCAAGCAACTACGAAACAGAACAACAAGACATAGAAAATATGGATGTGAAGAATAAAAAGAAGGCTAAAAAGCCTACTGATACTGACACCATAAAATTTTTAGAAGAGAAGAAGAAAGAAATGAAGAAAAGTCAGTATCGAGTGAAGTTCGATGCTCTTCAAAAAGAAATTGATGCGAACCTAATGAACACTCAAGTTTCTTATGGTGAAAAACTCTATGAAAAATCAGGATGGGGTTCAATGGTATTTTATAATAAACAGTCTGACGGTTCATACGATATAAATGTATATCCTCAGAAACTAAACGATAGAGACCAGAACAGGTCCGGAGTTCCAGTATCACAAGAACCTATCGCCTTCTCAAAAATTATGATTGCTACATCTGTTCTAGCTGGAAAGCTTCCAGATGCTCAAGTCATTGCTGACGATAAAGTATATGCGAAAGCAATGTATGAATTATGGAAAAGAAACTGGTCAATGACAGGTAGTAACGGAGCAAACACTTTAATGCTTACTTACCAAAACCTATTTACATACGGATGGGCTGCTTGGAGAGTTTACCCAAGACGAGTTCAAGTCAAACGGAATGGTGTTGATAAAATTTTATACGATGATATTTATAGAGAGCCACTTGAAGCTTCAAGAACTTGGCTAGGTATTGGATTTAATAATGGAGACGTTTGGTCACAGACTGAAGTCTATTATGAAAAGGATATGCCAAAGGCAGATTTCTATACAATGTATCCAGAAGCTAAAGATGCTAAGAACAGAAAGAAATTAGAATACTGTTCAGTTACAGAAGAAGCCAGAGACGAAAATAGTGAGAAGACTAAGACCAGCGTAACTATTGGTTACTACGAAAATGAACTAACAAACAGATATGTTGTAGCTTGTGGAAAAATGGTTATTCATGATGGAGAACTTCCTAACGATGGCTCACATGGTTCAGTTATTGTTACTCGATGTTTCCAGAAGAATATGAACGACCCTTACGGAGTTGGACTATATGAAATGATGAGAGGAAACACATCATTATTTACATATATTAACTCACTTAATGCACAGCAAGTCGAAGCGGAAATATTCCCTCTACTATTCGGTACCCAAGTTCAGAACGGAACAAACACATACAAAAGAGGACCTAATGTTGTTAACCCTAAGAACCCCGGAACAGACATCGATGTAGTAAAAACTTCAGGAAATGTTCAACAGGGAATTATGTATGCTGACAAACAAAAAGTAGCCATTGAAGAAAATACAGGTGTGAATAATATTGTTGCAGGTACACAATCTGAAACAACTCTTGGTTCTACAGTTATTCTAAAAGAAGCAGCATACAACAGACTGACTCCTCCCAAGAACTCAGTGGTTATTGGTCTTGAAAAAGATGCTCACATTTCGACAACATGGATAAGTCAGACATACTCTGCTGACAAAATATTTATGATTGATTCTGATGACCAGCTTGCAGAATTTACAAGACAGAACCCAGATTACTTTGTGGAATCTCAAGAGGTTCTTAATGATGAAGGAATCCCTGTTGGAATAGCAGTGGCGGCTTCACAAAATCTAAGACTTAATTTTGACTTTACACCAGAAGGAGAAATTATGGACAAGACCGATATTCGTCAAATATCATCTAAAGGTCTATTCGATGAGCTAAAGAACTCAGGACATAAATCTGATTATATTCAGTTCATTATTGACCCTGATTCAATGCTTCTACCTTCAATTGAAATTCAGAAGCAAACTTACATGGCTCTATTCCCAGTAATTACAAATCAGATTACTTTGATTTATTCACTAAGGAACCAAGACCCAGAAGCTGCAGCGTCTCAACTAATGGCACTTGAAAAACTATTAGATATTCAAAACGGAGATATCTTTGATTACGTTTCTAAAGCTGACTACGATGCAATTATTGGAATGACACCTTCACAAAAACAACTTGAAATGCAACAACAGCAAATGCAAATCGAAGCTCAGAATACAGCAATGCAATCAATGGCTGGCGGACCCGGTGGAGGTGGGGATGCCATGCCAATGGGTCAACAGATGGCAGGAGATGGAATGAACCCAATGCAACCTCAAAATCCAAACGAGGTTCCACGCCCACAGTCTCCAATGGGTAGTGCGGTAGATGCTTCAGTTGGTCGTGCAGCAGGATTTGAACAAGGATAATTATGAGTATACGAAACTTATACAACAGCACTAAAGATACAGTATCAAATGTAACAGGCAAATTGTCTGACTACTTTAGTGGTAGAACAACCTATGACAATATCAACCCACAACCAGCAGCAGTTTCTCAAGCACCGATTGTTAAACAAGATACGCCCCGGAGATATGAACTTCCAGACAGGGGCGTGCAAATGAGTGATGAGGACTTTGAGAAAATGAGACCTCTTATCTACGGAGAAGTTAGCAACAGACCGTATGAAAAGAAAGCCCTTGAAGCGGACGTGATTTTCAACACAGCACTAAATAGACAACCTGAGTATCGTGCTCACGGTCAAGATAAATCTATCGCTGATATAGTCGCAATGCCGAATCAATATCAGGCTTATAATGGGAGTCAATATGAAACTTATTATAACCCTCAAAATCCTGTCGATGTTGCTAAGAAAAAAGAGGTTGATGCAATAGTCGATGCAATCGCCGAGAAGATTAAAAAAGGTGAGTATGTTGATAATACAGAAGGGGCATTTTATTATGTCCACGAACCAGATAGTACAATCAAATACGACAACCTAAGAAAACTATTCGCAGAATAATATGGAAAATGAAGAAAACCAAAGCTTGAATCAAAAGAAAATCGCATTAGCACAGAGCGAACATGCTCCAATCATCATTGAATTGATGAAAGATTGTATGGGGCAGGTTCCTGACCTAATTGCAGATACAGAATGGGAAACTATTGTTCGTGCAATCAGACTTGATATTCACGGAAAAATATTGACGAATATGGTAAACCACCTAGAAGGAATTAGACAAGGAAAATTACACACAGCAGAAGTTAAAGAACCCGGAAAATAATCATGGCAAAACAAGCAATAGAATTAAAAAAGAAAGACTATACCATCCAAATTGGGTATTCACCTAAGGCTAAAAAAGATAAATTATTGAAATTTATTTCTAAGAGCGGAGATGAATTCGAAATCAGTTCTGAAGAAATGGCTTCAATTTTAATTAGCCAAGTTAATTCCAACACCTTAGCAGCAACGTTTGTCGAGACTGACAAAATAAATGTTGTAGAGGTGGGGAGACAATTAGAGTGCGTACTTGAAAAAGATATGAAAGCTGGTGAGAAAATTAGAATAAATTATACTCACCCATATCCACTAGAGTTTGCACTTATAGAAGAAGCTACAAAAGTAGCTAAAATAAATATGGACGCACCAACATTTATATTGACAAAAGAATACTTAGACGATTTCAAGAAAAAACTGAAACCTGAAATGTCTGAGTATATGAGAAATTTTTACAAATCATTTAAAAACTTAAAAGAAGATTAACCATCGTCACCATCCACGATACGGATAGGATAAAAATATGGCAACAAAAAAAACAACAACAAATAATGTTAC